TCATTAGATAATATTAATATCTTTGATGAATTTCAAAATGTATCTGTTGATAATGCTGAAACAGTATTAACTCGTTTGGAAGAAGGTGGTAAAATGATTATCATTGGTGATATTCGCCAAAGAGATTTTAAAGATAAAGATGATAATGGATTAATGTTCTTAACAGAACATTTTAAAGATTTTGATGACCATGTTAAAGTTATTGAATTTGTTGATTCTGATTGCGTCAGAAGTCCATTAATCCAAAAAATCACTAAATTATTTGATGAAAAGAAAAAATAATGAAAAAGTTTTTAAATAACATTACCCACAGTAAATTAGGTAAAAATTTAGACCAACTTTTTCTTGGTTTTTCTTTTGGTTTACCTAAATTTGTCCTATATTTGATTGTACCAACATTTATATTGTCATTTATGCAATTCTTTGGAGTTCAATGGGTAACCGACATGTTATTACTGAAATTGACATTAACTATCTTACCAATTTTCCTTTTAGGGGCATTTTGGTTCATCTATAGAACAACAAGATTAGACTAACAATAAAAAAACATATCCTGTTTGTAGTAGTATAAACAGGATTTTTTTATACTTATAAATTTATAAAATGATTACACAAGAAAGATTAGAATTCAAACCATTTGAGTATCAATGGGCTTACGAAGCATGGTTTAAACAACAGAATGCACATTGGTTGCATACTGAAATTAATATGCAAAAAGATGTTAAAGATTGGAGCAATGAATTAACATTAGAAGAAAAAAATGTTATTGGTAATATCTTAAAAGGATTTACACAAACAGAAACTGTTGTTAATGATTATTGGTCAACCTATGTAACCAAATGGTTTCCTGTACCTGAAGTTAAAATGATGGCAAGTACATTTGGTGCGTTTGAAACAATCCATGCTGTTGCTTATTCATATCTTAATGATACATTAGGTTTAACAGATTTTAAATCATTTATGGAAGATGAGGCTACTATGGCTAAACTAGAAGCATTGATGGAAATTGACCCTAATGATACTAATCTTTCTAATATTGCTAGAAGTCTTGCATTATTCTCTGCTTGTGCAGAAGGTATGCAATTATATTCTTCATTTGCAGTTCTTCTTTCATTTAGAAAAAAGAATATGATGACAGGTATTGGTCAACAAATGATTTTCTCAATTCGTGATGAATCTTTACATTCTGAATCAGGTTGTAAATTATTTAGAACACTTGTTGAAGAAAATCCTTATATTTGGACTGATGAATTAAAAGATACAATCTATCAAGGTGTAGATTTAGCTTTAATGAATGAGTTCAACTATATTGATAAAATATTTGAACTTGGTGATTTGGAAACAATCACAAAAGCTACCCTTAAAAACTTTATGTATGATAGGGCAAACAGAAAATTAAAAGAATTGATGTTAACACCTGTCTATACTGTTAATGATGATTTGCTTATGGATATGGAATGGTTTTATATTGCAACATCAGGTGAGCAACAGACTGATTTCTTTGCTAATAGAGAAACTTCATACTCTAAACCAAATGAGGATTGGAACTTTGTAGATGATTTATTTTAAATAAAAAATGAAAATAGAAACGCACGACATAGCAAGAAACATGGGATGGAAAGTAGGTACTGACTTTCCTGAATGGGGCAACAATGGTCTTTATTTAACCACAATTAAAGGTGGATATCTTCTTGATGGTGAAACACCAAAAGATGGATATGTAAGAGTATCATCAAGAGCAGCAGAGTTGTTAAATAAACCTGAACTACAAGAAAGATTCTTTGATATTCTTTGGAAAGGATGGTTAATTCCTTCAACACCTGTAATGGCTAATTTAGGTACAGATAATGCATTACCAATTAGTTGTTTTTCTTCTCATGTCGGTGATTCTATGTATGAAATCTACCGTAAAAATCTTGAAATGGCAATGCTATCAAAATATGGTGGAGGTACTGCTTATGATTTTTCCGCTATTAGAGCAATCGGTGCTAAAATCAAAGATGGTAGAGGTGGAAGTTCAGATGGCATTATACCATTCATTAAATCATTTGATTCAACTATTTTAGCATCTAAGCAAGGAAAGACAAGAAGAGGTGCTGTAGCGATTTATTTGAATGCAGAACATGGTGAATTCAAAGAATTTCTTGAAGTAAGAGAACCAAAAGGTGATGTGAATCGCCAATCACATAACATTCATCAAGGAGCAATCTTTACGGATGAATTTATGAATAAAGTAGTTGAAAAAAATGGTAAAGAAAGAGAAATTTGGCTTGAAACTTTGAAGAAAAGAGTAAAGACAGGTGAACCTTATACTATGTTCATTGATAATGCTAATAATACTGTACCTGAATGGTGGAAACAAAATGATTTAAAAATTAGACATTCAAATCTTTGTTCCGAAATCTTTTTACCTACTGATGAAAATCATACTTTAGTATGTTGCCTTTCTTCTTTAAATCTTGTAAAGTTTGATGAATGGAAAGATACTGATACCGTATATCTTTCTATAATGTTTTTAGATGCTGTTATGGAGGACTTTCTTCAAAAGGGTAACTCAGATGAGTATAAAGGAATTGAAGATGCTGTGCGCTTCGCTACAAAGTCAAGAGCATTAGGATTAGGTGCTTTAGGATGGCATAGTTTCCTTCAAAGTAAAATGATTCCATTTGTTTCTATTGAAGCGAATGCTTGGACAAATATTATCTTTAAACGCATTAAAGATGAATCGGAAAGAGCAACAATGGATTTAGCTAAAGAATATGGTGAACCTGAATGGTGTCAAGGAACAGGAAGAAGAAACTTAACCCTTCTTGCTATTGCACCTAATAGGTCTTCATCAAAACTTGCAGGTGGATATTCACAAGGTGTAGAACCACTTGCAGCAAATCTTTATATGGATGATGATGCAAAAGGATTGCACATTAGAAAAAATCCATTCTTAGAACAATTACTTGAATCAAAAGGTAAAAATTTACCACAAGTTTGGGATGCAATTTCTGAAGATAGAGGTTCAGTTGTTAATGTTAGATGTATGAGTGCTGAAGAAAAGTCAGTATTCAAAACATTTAAAGAAATCAATCAACTTGAACTTGTTAGACAAGCAGGAATTAGACAAAAATATATTGACCAAGGACAGTCATTGAATCTTGCATTCTTTAGTGATGCACCTGCTAAATTTATTAATCAAGTCCATATTGAGGCATGGAAACTTGGATTGAAATCACTTTATTACTTGAGGTCTGAATCGGTATTAAGAGCAGATACAAAACAACAAAGAGATTTATATTCAGAATGTTTAATGTGCGAAGGATAATAAAATTAATCCCCATAATTTGGGGATTTTTTATTTTAGATAGTTATGGTCAAAAGATAGGGAAACCTAGTGTTTCACTTAATAATTATATCAACGTAGAGATACATAACCTAAGAATGGTTGATGTACTTGAAAAGATTCAAATAGAAGACTTAAATAAAGAAAAAATATATAATATATTGTGTCACGAAAATGACTATTATATGGGTGAGAACGATGAAGGTATTATCTTTGAAAAGAAAACAATACAACTAAAACAATTAAAAGAAAAAGGAGGGAAATTCAAGTTTAATGTAAAAGTAATTAGCAGAACAAGCAGAGAACTTTATATTAAACAATTCAATCCCTCCGTAGAAAGATTAGAAAAAGTAATTAAAATTAAATTTATTTAATTATAATCCTCATTACTTTTGATTCTTTCTCTTCTTTCAATTTGCATTCAATAGTAAGAATACATTTCTCAAATTTTACATTAATATTATCAACATCATAATATTTTGATGGTAGATAATATTTTTTAGTATACTGACTATTTAACATACTTGATTTACCTTCAACTGTCAAATAGTCATTCTCATATGATACAGAAACTTCTTCTTTATCATATCCTGCAAATTGTAATTGTTTTTTAAAGTCTTTATACATATATAGACTTTCGTTATTGATGAATTTTTTATCATCAAGCCATTTTTCAACTAATGAAAATGAATCACTAGTATTCCACCAATTATCTTTTAAGTGTTTTTCAAAATTATATTTTATCATAGTATTAATTGTTTTAATTATAAATATACAACTTTTATACCAAAAAAAATCCCATCGGATACCAATGGGATTTTTCACATTTTAAGTTATTACTATTATTAGTAATTATTTTCTGCGTAATCGTAACTCATTGTTACGGCAATTTTTTGAACATCATCACTAGTATATTCATTTTTACCAAAATCAATATTACTAATGAATGCACCAAAAAGTGTAAACTGTTGAACACCTACAAGAGTTGGGTCAAGAGCAACAAGTCTAATTTCTTTCTTGTAACCTGAAGCATAACCCATTCTACCTGTTATATTTTCAGCACACAGTCTATACCATTCCATCAACAATTGAGCTGAAGATGGTCCTTGCAAGTCAATGAATTCCATCTGAAGGTCATCAAATGTTACATGACCTGCAACTTTTTGTTCATAGTTTAAGTATTTAATTGGTACTGAGTTAACTTTCATTTTAGGTCTATCAACAGCGTTGACAATCCAAGTATAATTACTTAAACCTAATGTATTATCAACGAAGAACAACTCAAATCTATTAGGTCTTAGTGGTTCATAATAATTGGGTACATTTCTAAATCCTGATTGTGGCATATGTTTATCTTTTATTTAATTAGTCTTTTTTTAATTGTTTAAGCATTAAAATCAATTGCATTTGTTGATTTATTTACTACAAATGTTAAGCCAATAAACTCAACTGCACCTATTGGTAAGAGTTCAATTACAAAGTAGATTTCATTTCTATCCCTACTTTCAGCAGTATTTAAACTATTATCTAATCTAACTCTGAATGTTTGTAAACCTCTATTATCTTGAATAACTTTAAGTTTAGCATTAGTTTGTGCAATAAAGCTAGTAGCCAATACATCATCATTAGGTTCAAACAAATATGTTCTAGCTTGAGAAGAAATGATTTGTTTTGCATAAAGAAGAAGTCTTCTTACATCAATTCTATCAAGTTTAGAATCGGCAATTTGTAAAGTCTTTTGACCATATACGAATACTCCAGGAGTGTTGTTAGAGAATTTAACAATTGGATTTAATCTTGCAAGATATAAAACATCTCTATCAGTTTCTTTAAATGTTTTTCTTACATCTCTAGCATTTGGAAGACCACCTCTATTCAAACCTGCTGTTGCAAACCAAATAAATGATGTTCTATCAGCAAGAGCCATTGCTCTTAAAATTTCACCTGTTGGTGGAATGTAAATGTTTGTATTTGAATCAGGGTCTTTTCTTCTAATGTATGGTACATAAGTAGCAGCATAAGAAGAATCAATTCCTGTTGACTCTAAACTATTAGCATAATCACCTGCTACAACTGTTGGTGTAAAATTAATATTTGCATCGGGAGCATCAATAATATAAAGAGCATCTTGACGAATTTCTTCAATAATTTGAATGGTATCTTCAACAAGACTTAAATTATCTTGCCAATTTATACCAGGAGTTGAAAATAAATTAATTGCTGTTCTTTCGGTATCCTCATAAATTTGATATGCTTCAAGATATGCATTATAATCTGATTCATCAAACTCATAAGCACCACCAGGAGCAAAATCAACACCTATTGACCTACCAACTGTACTAGTTGCTTCATAATAAATATCCCAACCATCAAAACCACCGTAAGGAACTACAACGAATTTTCTTCTAGTAATATCATTATAATATGTACCTGTTCCAACACTAGCAGAATTTGTTATTGAACCTGCACCTACCTCAAATTCACCAATCACTAAACCTTCAGAAACATAATTTCCTGTTGCATCTTGGTCTAAATGGAAACCTTTTGATTTAACTGCTGCTTCTCCACCAAATGTGATTGCACCACCATAATATTTAAATAAATCATCATTAATTGATAATCCTTTTGTTGCTGGTGTATCAAACGCTTTTTCAGAAATACCTAAGTATGTTTTTAGTGGTTTATCTGTTCCAGAATAACTAGTTTTATAAACCATTAATGGTGTTACTGCTGTATAAGCATTAGCCATTGTACTATTATCAAATAATGGTAACTCATAACCTTCAAATCCACAAGGAATTGAACTACTAGGTGCTGTTACATTAACATTTACATAAATATACATTGATTTAGCATCCTCTAAGAATGTATCTGTATTATCACTATAAACACCACCAATTCTTCTCATAACAAAGTTATTACTATTTGGATTCATATTACATCTTCCAAATCTTTCAAGAGTTGAAGGGTTAGAATCGGTATCATTATAATCTCTTACAACAACATCAAATTCTTTAGTTGTTGGATTAATATTTTCAATTGCAATTTTTACTTCTTTATTTGCTGAATCACCATCCGAATAAGAGATAACTTTAAATAATCTAGATATTTTATTACCATTTATTTCAGAAACAATCCAAGGTGTTTCAGGATTTGTATATGTATTGTCATATGTATCAAAACCACTATTTTGATTAATATGAATAATATCTTTAACATGGTAAATTAAATTATCTCCATCTAATTTTCTAATCAAATCAGGATATGCAGCCTCACAATATAGTGATGCTTTAGTATCAGTAACTTTTCTACCCATTGCTTTAGTAATAAAGCTTGAGGAAGTCACATCTAAGTTAAAGTTTAATACTTCTAAACCACCAACATCAGTACCTGCACTTAAAGTAAAATTACCCAAAGGGTTACCAATTGTATTTGAAAAATCTCCTGTTATACCTGTAATTCTAAAATCACCACCACCTGTAGTAAGTGAACCACCATTTTGTCCTGGTCTACTTCTCAATAAAGCAACAACCATGTTTTCATATTTAGGGTCAGTATCTGCTGTATATGTAAATGCAGTATATAATGTAAATCCTGTGGTTGCTGAAGCAGTATAAACAGTTACATCTAAATAAAGTAATGTTCCTAAAAACATATTACCTGTTTTTGTAAGTGTAAAAGCTGTTGAATTATCAAAAGGACCTGTAGCATCAACAGCAATACTAATACCTGATAATGTAAATGTGCTACTACTAAAAAATGTAGAAGCAGTTTCAATATATGTACTAGAAAGTCCACTTGATATAGGACCACTACCAACAGTAATTGCCCAAGCAGGACCTGCATCATAACCTGATTTTCCAAGGATTCTAGTATAATAAAGTTGATTACCTTCTTCTAAAAATGCATTTGCATATGTTGGTCCTAAATATTTAAGTTTTGAACTTCCTGGATATTTTTCAGTAGAAGTACCACCAAAATATTTTCTAAATGCAGATTTATCTGTAATTAAAATTGGTGAAAAGGCAGGACCTTTTAATGCCTCACCAGCCATACCAACTGAGGTGATGCCTAATGATGGGGTTGAAGCGAAACTTCTGTCAACTTCTTGGAATTTAACGCTAGGTGATTTAAAATTAAAATTTGCCATTTTATAATAGTTTATTATAAATAGTTTTTAATTTCAAACTTTAGTTAATTTTAATGTTTTTAGCTAATAAATTTTGAATATCTCTTAATTGTGCTTCAAGTGCAACTACACTTTCTACTTTAACAGGTGTAGCACCTGGATGTTGATGAATATGGTTAAGAAATGCATTTGTTAATATTTGAAGATACTTAACGGTTAATTCACCATATAACATTGATTGAGAATTTTCTCTTAAATCTTTAATATCTTCATTTGTTAATATTTTTTTGAATCTATATCTACCTTTATGAGATATTAAAAATATTTCATTACTTGCTGTTAACCCATAAGATGTATTTTCATCAATCAATTCTAAAATAGAATATGATGGATTTAAAAAATTTTGTTGTGTGGGTATATTTTTTTTATGTTTACCTGCTCTTATAATTACTTTATCTTTGGATTGAATAATATCTGTATTATTTCTACCAACAATAGTTACATTATCTAAATCACTTTCAGGTTTTGTTGCAAGTGATGAATCTACAGGAAATATATCTTTTTCACTTTCTTTTTTTGGTTGAGATTTTTTTTGTAATGGGTCATATGTTAAATTTTTTGTTATTGGAACATCAAAATCAACTGTTGAACCACCTGGTATATCATGATTATCATTTTTTACATATTCATAATTTGAAATTATTGGACCAATCCAAAACCTATTTGCATAAAAACTATTTGCATATTTTTTATCACTATCAGCCAATACAACCAATACCGCTTCACCAACTTTTGGCATAATATGTACTATTCTTGACATTAAAGGATAGGCAAATGGAATATCAGGGTCATCCGTACTTGGACTATCAATACCATCTATAAAAACTTTAATTCTACCAACATTTAAAGTGTCATCAACATTAATGACTTTAGCCATATAAATATTTTTATTAAACCCAATAGGCACATTAGTGCCTCTTGATTCACTTTGATGGTCTTTTAAAAAATTTATCATACAGGTAATCTAACTTTAATTGTATCACTATAGGTTGTTGATGTAAACCCTATATTATTTATTGTTGTAAAATATTTTTCAGATTTTATTCTGTAAAAATAAGTTCCTCCAGGTGTTAATGGTGTAAGTGACCATGTTAAATCTTGACTAAAATCATAAGTATTATATAAATAACTAGTATTAATTGAATATAAACTATTGCCTGTCAATCCTGTATTTGGTAAATCATAAAATTGATGCGTAAAATTACCTGTTACATTTGATGGTATTAATGAATTAATTCTCCAAAACATTGCATATGACGAACCACCTGTTAGATTTATAACATCAGTACCTAGACTAGGTGTAAAATAAACAACTGAAATTACATCACCATCTAAAAGAACAACATCACTATCTAAAACTATATTTTGAGAATTAAAAACTGAAATTGTATAATCAGGGCCATTTGTCAACATAACACCATTTATATATACAACAACATCAGAATTATTTATTGCTCTACCATAATTTAAATTAACCGTGTAATTCAAACCATTAGATGTAATATTTGGTGAACCACTATATTGAAAATTTTCTTTTATTAATTTTTGATTATTTGCTGTATTTTTATAATATGCAACTGTAAGTACGTCACCATAGTCTGATGTCAATGGTTCACTTAATACAAAACTTCTTACTCGTATTGAAGGTATATTTATTGAAGTATCAGCACTATACTCAAGTCCTTCTAATAAAGTTACACCATTAGCTGCAACAACAATATCACCAACAGGTTCATTTATTAAATTAAATTTAGTAAATCCTGTATCATTAACAGGAATTGTTTCAACTACTAAACCATCAGTTTCAATAGAAACAGGGAATGTAAATAAAGGTTTTTCCGCATCACAAGTGGAAACAAAATAATAATCACTTAATGTATTATAATTTCTGAATAATGGTGTATATTCTGTATTTGATAAAAGTGTTGAAACGCTTGAACCTGTAGATAAACTAAATTTAGTAGGGTCAAAAAATCTTTCAGTTTGTGGATTATTATAAAGAATAGAGTAATCATTATAAACAAAATTTTCATACATTGTATATGGTGTTTTTGCAGTAAATATTAACCCTTCTTGAGGGCAAACATCATATTTAAAGTATGGTTTTATTATATATTCAGTATCACATGTTAATAAAGAATCTGATATTAGTGTTGTTATTTCTGTTGTTGACGTAAACGAAGAAGATAAAGCACTAAATGTATATACAGGTGTGTCAGAAAAACCATCAAAACTTGGTGTATAATCATAATTATGTAAATTAAAATAAAATACTGTTGATGATGCTGATAAAGTTTCTGTTCCTGATGTAAAATTAAAAGAGACAGTATGACCTGTTCCTATTTCTTTATTATATAAGGAATTATTTGTTAAACTTGATAATTCTATTTTGGTTGCACCTGTTATATTAAATGAAGGGTTTTCATTATCACATACAAGACCATCCCAAGTAGGTTCAATATTTTTAGCCCTATAAACATATGCAAATGGGTCGGTATCAATATTACCTGAATTACTACTTTTAACTTCTGTAGTAATTGTTGCAACACTTAAACTATCTTCATATGTATCAAATAATTCTGTTTGAATTATAATAACATTTTGTTGTTTTAGTTGTTCACTATCTTTAACACTACCTTCAAACTCAGAACCATCATCAATACCTTGTTTATAAACATATTTTTGAGGTGTGAATTCAGTATTTCTAATTTTAATTAAACCATCGTAAATTGTAGTTGCAGGTATAAACTGTTCCACAAAAACAGTAAATATAGCATCAATATTACTTACAAAATCATATAATGGTCTATATGTTTTTTTATTAGTTGATAGTGGACTTTCTAAATAATCATAATAGAGTTTTGTTAACGATGGATAATATGAACCAATTGCAGAATCACTAACTTTTCTATTTTGTGCATTAATAAATGAAGAATAAACTCTATCTATATATTCAGCAAATGTTAGACCTGATACTAAAAAATTATTTGATTCTCTTTGAGGGTATGGTATTGTACTTCCTGTATCAATTACAGGATAATTAAATTGAACATTAAATTGATATACATCATATTCAATTGCTCTAGCTATATCAATACCAATATCAATTTCTTTTGTATTTATAATTAATCTAGAATCATTAGACTTATATCTCGTATTTCTATTAACAGATGAATATGTTGTTGCTGTTTCAACATAAACCCAAGATTTTTTATTATCAATAGTTTTAGTAACAGCAAAACCTTCTTTTCTAAAAATATCAATATATTTTTGACCAAAATCTTCATTTCCATCAACTTGGAAAAACTCTAAATCATATGGAGATGGTGCAGCAGGATATCCATTTTCATCATATGGTGGTCTAGCAATTAATCCTGTTGAATTATCGGATTCCGTAATTGAAAATGTTTTACCAATAGGTGCATCAACAACATAAACATGTTCAGTAAGGTCAACTAAAGATTCAGGTGCGCCAATAAAAGCAAATATAGTTTCAATAGCGGTTCTTGTTCCTTTTGATTTTAAGAAAAATGCTGTGTTATTAACAATTCTTCTCCATAACTCAATATCAATTTCAGCAAGTGATGCTGATACATCTGTATCATTGGTTTTATCTGTTTTAAAAATACTTTTTACTAAATCTTTATCATTAATAATATTTTGTGCTTTCCAAGATAATGTTCTTGCTAAATTCTTAATTAATGTATCAGGTATATTATTAATCTTATCATATGATACTGTATTAATGTGCATTAAGGAATCAAAAAACATTTTGATTTCATCAATTTTATTACCATAAATTTTTAATATGGATTCCGTTTTAAAAGAATCAGTACCATCAAAATCAATTAAAGAATTTGGTGTAAATTTTCTAATGATAAGATTTGATTTATAATCATCATATAAATTAGCAATTTCAAATACTTTATCTAAAAAAGTAATATATCTTATTGATATAGTATCTAAATTATAACCATCAAAAGCTAATGGAAAATTTAATGTATAATCAATAAATTCTAATTCATCATCCTCATTAACTTGAGGAATTTTAAATTGAAATGTATATTTAGGTGTCGTATCTCTATTTAAAAAATATCTCTCAAGTTCATTTAGACTACCATAAAATTTATTAAACTCAATATCATTTGGTGTAATTAAAAATCTGTCACTAATATTTTGCGGTGTAGAATTACCAGAAAATGGATTACCATCTATTATTAAATATAAATAAGATGAGTTTGTATTACTTATACCTGTAAATCCTTCTATTCCATATATTATACCATTATATGTTAAAACGTAATCATTAAATCTTACAGGAATATTATATAAATCCCTTGATTCCAATAATTTATTTGCGGATAAGTTTAAAAAGAACGGATTCTCAATAACATTTATTGGAATTCTAAAAGATGAAATATTTGTACTATCATCATATGTATAATCCAATACATTGTAATATGTTACACCACTTACAAAATCATTTATATGTAAACCACCAGGAAATTTATTAATAATATTATTAATAGTTATTCTAAATTTTTCCTTTAGTGAACCATAAACAGCATGTGCGGATAAATTAGTTTTATCAATATTTAATTTTAATTTATCAGCAATTTTAATGTAACTGTTAAGTTCATTAATATTGTAAATTTTTAAATCGCTAAGTGTGACATTTCTTCTCGTTATTAATAATTTCTTATCTCTTTTTATTGTGTTAGAGATAGAAAAACTTGTTGACAAATCAATTCCACCATTAAAAATGGTAGTTGAATAACTATCATTAAATGTTGAAAATGATGGTAATGAATATTTGTTTACAGGCTCATTCCCAATATATTTTATCTTTTTTGCCACTTAAATGTATTTTATATAAATAGTTATGAACTATTTATTAAAAACTATCATGAGAAATTTAAATTTCTTAAATTCAAATAACAGTAACCACAAATCTTTAAGAGTAAGAACAAATATGGGTGACACTTTTCTTAGTGTTAATCTTGACCAAACTTATGAATCTTTAGATATTTTATCTTTAAAAATATATCAAAAAGATGTTTATAGATTATTTGATGCTGATTATTCTGTTATTGTTGGTAGAGTTACAGGACAAGATGTTGGTATACCAAATGCTAGAATATCAGTTTTTATTGAGACAGATGAAGATACTATTATTGGACCGACAAATATTGATGATATTAAAAAAATAGAAGCAGCAGCAATCTATCCTTACAAGACAGTTTTTGATAAAGATGGTAATGGTAAAATTTATAATCTATTACCCAAATATTCAAGAAACAGAGGTTTTAATGGTTATCCTGCAAATGAAAATGGTATTGGCGCAACACCAAAAACACCTGTTGGAACACTTCCTGAAAAAGAAGAAATTTTATCAAATGAAACGCTTGCATATGTTTATGAAAAATATTATAAGTTTTCAACATTTACAAATGAAAGTGGTGATTATATATTAGTTGTTCCTTCTAATAGGACATATACTGTTAATATGTCTTGTGATATTACAGATATTGGTAAATTTTCAACAACTGCTGCTTTGTTAAAAGCTGAAGGAGGATTACCAGATTTTTATTTCATGGATGATAATGGTGTTCCAAGTATTAATCCTGAAATACCTTTAGAAAGATTACCAAATATTGATATACAAAATCAAACCATTTATACTAAACCATTATGGTCACAAAATCCCGATAACAATAATGTTGGTATTAATAGATTAGATTTTAAACTTCAAAAAAAGATACAACCATTTACTACTGTAATTGGTAATTTTTTTACACAAGCTAAAAATCGTTGGTGGACAAGACCTACCCTTTCAAATACTAATGAAGGTCAAACAAGAAATGGAGGTGATGATATTAAAATAAATACACATGCCAAAGGGTCATTAAGTATTAGAATTTTCACACTCAAAAATACTGTATTAGAATCACATGCAAGTGCTGGGTCTTATGGACCTTATGATGTTAATCAAGATATTGAATTATTACAACAAAGCAAATATCAATTTTTTCAAAATAATGGAAACGCATTAATTACAATTACTTGTAATAGAAATAAAGTTGTGACAAATGAATTTGGTGAAATAGTTTCTGTGGCAGATGATAATGAAACAGGTGCATTTACTTCTTTTAGAGGTTATTTTTTTGTTAATAATAACGAACCTATTGATAATCCACCTGGTGGTGAACAAGCAAATAAAATAGTTCTTAGGATACCACATCTCAGATATTATGGCGCATATGATGTATCTAATAGTTATAAACATTTAATATTTTCACATTATAAATTTGATTACGGTGAAATATATAGTTGGGCGCAAAAAAATACAGTAAAAGCAGTAACACGACCACCAGAAGATGAATATGATGGTGAGCAAACAAATATATTATATTTTGGTGAAAATGGTTTTGGAAATATATCTAGAAGTTCTTATTTAAATAAATATCCAAATGCTAACTATAGTAATAGTTATGGGCAAGGTCAATCATATTTAAATTTTTATAACCATTTAAAAGAAGGAACTTCAGCCGATGCATCAACAGGTAATGGCAATAATAACGCAAGATTAATTTTTGCAATTAAAAATCAATGGATGAATTTTTCTATATATTTTATAAATTTTGAATATAGACAGGATGCATCACTTATTTATCCAATTCGTGTAGATTCAGATATTGTTCCTGAAACTGATGCTGATGTAAATTTTTTAGACCACAATACTATGCCATTAGGTGGGGGTCAATATGATAGTAGATTTTTAGCAAATGGAGTGACAATAAATACAACTTTTTTTAAAGTTGATAAAGAAGACTTATTTAAATTTGCAGATTATAGAATTAATAATGTAACTCAGCTTGGATTTAGAATACCCAAATCTCAACTAAAAGGTAGTTACCCTAGATATAATAATAGTAATTATGGTCTTAGTGGTACACAAACACCATCTTGGTTAAATCAAGATAATGGTGATGATGTAAGTGAAAGATATTTTTTAATAGGACAAATGAATAACAATTGCATTCAGTATTTATTCAGTTATTTATAATGGAAAATATAAAACCAAATAAACGACACTTACTTGCAACTGATGCTAATTTAAATATAAATTTAGCATTAAAGAACACACATAAAGAAATAGATGAATTCAATAATAGTAAAGTTGTATCTTTATCTGAATTATCCGTAGAAGAAAGGAATAATTCTTCAAATTTTAGAATATATGGTAACATAAATTATTTATCTTTTTTAAGAAATAAAAAAATTGGATATACTATATCAAATCAACTTGGTAGTGTATATTATCCAAATGATATATTAGGTGGGATTGAAAATTTATTTACAGAAAGTTTTTCAAATATTAGTTTTAATTTAGAAGAATTTTTTGATATCAGAATTTTTAGACTAAAAGAAGTACAAGATATTACAGGAGATACATATATAGAAAAATTAGAAGTTGTATCAAACCCATCAGATTATGTTTTAACATATTTTTCATATTCAAAAAATATTTATAATGAAAGAAATTATCATTTTAAAATTAACACTTTAGAATTAGACCCATACAAATTAATATCACTTTCATCCCAAACAGGTAATGATGTGGTATATGATAATAAAGTTTATTTAGGTTTTATACCTAAAGTTGATTTAAATATGGGAACATATGAAAAATTATTTTATAATAGTGAGTATATTAATGAAATAGATTTAAATAGTGAATTTAATTATTCAGCAGTTTCATTTACAGATGCACAAATTGATTTAATTAATCAAGGAAGTTATTTTTTTACAAGGGATGATATTAAAAAATATTTATTACCAAAATTAAATAATTTATTTAGAATTTATAATTTACAAGTTAATGATTATAATATAAATTTAAATTTAAGATTTATTAAAAACTATCTTAATATCGGAAATGGTGATTATAATAAAAAGGGAGCAAATGTTCATATAAAGTCATTTAATTCATCAACAAGAGATTTAACAAATATACAAGGAAATCTAATAAAATTTGATAGAGAAAATTATACATTTAATGAAATACTAAAAAAAGAATATACAATACAAATTACAATATTTGATTATCCACCAACAAATAATCAAAGTAGTTTTGATGCATATTTAAATGAAAATTATAGTGCATATTCATACAGTACTGATGGTGGTTCATATATAAGAGTTGGGTTTTGGTTTATATTTAAACCATTCCATGAAATTGAATTAAAGAAATTTAGTCAATTTTTAAATGAGGTTGATGTTACAAACACAAATACAATAATTGGGGAAAATGCTATTATTAATAATGGAAAATATGTATGGAGAGACATATTAACATATGGTGACCCTGATAATTATGATAGACCGTTTATAAACAATAATCACTATGTTTTTGAAGATATTTTATTTTATCTTAAACCTGATTTATCAGATAAAAATACAACAGTTTTAGTTAATGAATTCTTATCTAATACTAGAGATAGAGGATTTCTTTTTGATAAAGATAGTTTGAAACCAAGACAAATAAAAAGAGAAGGATGTACAATTACAATATTTTAAGTCAAAATACAAGTGGAAATGGTTATAGTGTCAATATTGATATTAATCAATCTTTTAATTTATTACCTAAAAGTGAATCAATTAAAAAATATATTGATTCTGAAACAAAAAAAGCATTTGCTCAAACATTAATAGATGATAAAGATGAAGAATATGTAACCTTTATACCAAGAGATAATTTTAATTTAGTACCATATTTTAATAATGTGGCAGATTATGGTGCTGCTGGGATAACAAATTTTGCATTTACTAAAGAATCATATTATATTTTTGATTTATATGATAATTATTCGGAAGGAAATCAAAAATTACTATCTAGAAATTATGTAAAATTATTTAGAGTTTTTTCGGCATTTACTGCTACAACTATAAGTTTTAAAAATTCTAAATTATCAAAAGAGTTTAGTAATATTTATATACCATCAGATATTATTGTAAATACAAATAAAACAACATTCTTTTTAAAAATTTCTTTTTTTAACTCTGCGAATGGTAAATTAAGATTTTTTGAATGTAGTCCAGGTAGTATAGACAGTTCAAAAAATTATTTCAAAATTTTTATTGATAAAGTCAATAAATTATATTATATTTATAATGGTTTTCCTTCATACGACATATATGAAGTTATACAAGAAAAACTAGAAAAATCACAAGTAAATCAAGATGCAATAGGTAGGGTTGCACCACCTGAAATAAAAACTAAAAAAACAATTACATCAAGAGGCAAATTTATATGATAGAATTATTAATAAAATTTTTTGGTACATTTATACCGAAATTTATGTTTTGTGGGTCAGTATTTTATTTTATCTACATTATGTATATTTTTTTTAGATGCATGAGAAGACAAGAAAAATTATCTGAATCTTTAACACAAAGAGAAAAACAATATTTTTATTTAGCAATAACTTATATATTTACATTTATTATTATATGAAATTTAAAAAAATAATTGAAGAACTTAAAAACTATATCGTTCAAATTAACTTTGACGATTTTGTTGATGTTTATATGTCATTTCCATCTGATTGGGATATGACCCCATTCTTTGAAGAGAATGAAGTTTACATATTAGAAAATCCTAAAAAAACTTTTGAGGATAATGGAAGACAATACAATATCTATCAGTTTCTTTTAAAATCTGTTGATTATACAGATGAGTTATTTAATATTCTAGTTCAAATAAAAAATACTTTTCTAGAAAGAGAAAAAATGATTTTTGAATTAAATCAAAAACTTGAACAAGAAAAGAAAGAACTTGAAGAAAGTATTAATAAAAAAATTAATTCAATTCGTACTACTCCATCACCTAAAAAACCTAAGAATGAAATTGTGGAAAAGATTGAAGAAGTGAATGAATTAAAGAATATAGATGATATTATGACTACTTATAGTAAATAAGTCATAATGATTTTTAAAGATTCACAAGAGCAATTAAAACTTTATAAACAAATTAGAGTATCAATAGGTGAACCTGTTCGTGATTATAATGATTGGGTTACTGATGATGTTATTG